TGGCTGCTGGCCAAGTTTGGCTTGGAGGACGCCGACCAGGCCCTGCCGGGCTGGTTCGTTGAAGACCTGGAAGCCGCTGCGCGTAGGGCCGACGACGCTGTACAGCCGGCCTTCGCCGAACCTGTTCTCGTATCACCCGCTCAACCCACCCACGAGGAAACCCATGTGACTCCGGAAGAAAAGGCCCGGCTGGAGGCCGAAAACAACCAGCTCAAAGAGCAGCTCGCCGCAATGCAAGCGAACCAGGCGGCGCAAGCGCAAGCCGAGCGCCACCAGGACAACGCCGAGTTCGCCGAGCAGTTGGTCACGGCAGGCAAGCTTGCCCCCAAGAATAAGGACGTGCTGGTCACCGTGCTCGACCAGGTCAGCGCGCCCGGAGACGACGGCAAGGATGTCGAGTTCGGCGAGGGCGACGACAAACAGCCGCTGGCCAAAGCTTTCCGTGCCCTCTTTGCCGACCTCGGCCAGGTGGTCGAGTTCGGCGAATCGGCGACCAAGGGTCGCGCCGCTACCCAATCCTCGGTCAATCCCCTGGTGGCCGACGCCGAGTCGCGCGCCGCCAACAACAAGGAGTAAGTCATGCCGACCTATGACGCACCCAAGCCCCTGTCCGATCTGCTGCTGACCGAGGTTCATCCCGGCTGGAGCAAGGATACCGCGCTGTTTGCCGCTGGCGCCGTCTACCCGCGAGGCACTGTCCTCGCCCTGGTGAGCGGCAAGTACCAGGCCCTCGATCCGGCTGGCACCGGCGACGCCAAGAAGTCCCGTGCCGTTGCCGCCGAGACCGTGGACGCCACGGCGGGCGACAAGCCCGGCGTCGTCATTGCCCGTGGCGCGGTCGTCGAGGCATCCAGCCTGGTCTGGCCCGCCAACGCCACCGACGCGCAGAAAGCCACGGCGATCGCCGAACTGGAAGTACGCGGCATCGTCGTGCGCACCGCGCTGTAACCCAAGGAGACCTGCATGAATCTCGCAAACCTTTTCAACGTCGCCACACTCACGGCGGCGGTCAACAAGCTCCCCGCCGTGCCCGGCAAGGTCGGGGCGATGGGCCTCTTCCAGGAGAAGGGCATCACCACCACCACCGTGGTCATCGATCAGCAGGAAGGCCGCCTGATCCTGGTGCCCAATGCGTCCCGCAACGCCGATCCGCAGCCGGCCAAGGGCAGCAGCCGCAGCCGTCGCGTCTTCGAGACCCTGCACCTGCCGCTGTCCGCCCAGCTCTTGCCGGCCGATCTGCAGAACATCGCGCCCTTCGGACAGGAAAACGTCGAGAACGCCCAGGCCAAGGTCATCAACGACAAGCTGCAGGGACTCAAGAACAGCATCGAAGCCACCCGCGAGTGGCAGCGTGTCGGCGCCCTGCGCGGCAAGTTGCTCGACGCGGACGGCAGCGTGATCTACGACCTCTACAAGGAGTTCGGCGTCACCAAGAAGAGCATCGGCATCGCCTTCGGCACCGATACCACCGATGTCCGCAAGTTCTGTCTGGACGCCAAACGCCATGCCGAGAAGAAGCTCAACGGCGTGATGGTGACCGGTTTCCGCGCGCTGTGCGGCCCGGACTACTTTGACCGGCTGACCAGTCACGCGACCGTCAAGGCGGCGTACGCCAACTACCAGGAAGCGCAGGACCGTCTCGGCGGCGACATGCGCAAGGGGTTCCGCTATGGCGACATCGAGTTTGTCGAGTACGACGTCGAGGTCTCCGGACAAAGGTTCATCCCCGCCGACGTGGCCCAGGTCTTCCCGCTGGCCAGCGGTGTGTTCCAGATGGTCAACGCTCCGGCCAACTACAACGAGACCGTCAATACGGTCGGCCAGCCGTACTACGCCAAGGCGGAAGAGCGTCGCATGGGCAAGGGCTGGGACCTCGAGACCCAGGCTAACCCGCTGGCGTTGTGCTTGTACCCCGAGGCGCTGGTTGAGCTGGTCATCAGCTAAGGCAAACGGAACCAGCCATGCGCTACTGCACCCTCGACGATCTGACCTTGGCAATCCCGGCACGCACGCTGGCGCAGCTGTCGAATGATACGGCGCCGGCCAACGAGCCCAACCTGGCGGTCATCGAGCGTGCCGTCGAGCATGCCGAGGAGGTGATCGACGGCTACCTGCGCGGTCGCTACGAGCTGCCGCTCAAGGAAGTGCCTACCGTGGTGCGCGAGCTGACGGTGAACATCACCCGCCATTGGCTCTATGCCCGGCGACCGGAAGGCAAGGATGATCTGCCCCCGGCCGTCGTACGGGCCTACAAGGCGGCGATGGACATGCTGGCCGCGATCCAGAAAGGTTCGCTCACCATCGGCGTCGCATCCACCCAGGTGGCCCAGCCCGAGCCGTCGAAGATGCGTGTCAAGCGTAGCGGTGCCCGCCGTTTCGGCACTGACCTCATCAACAGGTACTGACATGCCCGCTGACATGTCAATTATCCCAAACACCTGTGAGGCGCTGGAGCTGGCCACCATCGAGCGGCTGACGGCGCGCTTTCCCGGCCTATCGGTCGAGTTGTATCCCGACGATCCGGAAAGCTATCGCCTGGACCACCCGGTCGGTGCGCTCCTGGTGCGCTATGCCGGCTCCAAGTACGGTCCGGTCAGGGACACCCGCATCGTCGTCCAGGAACGACGCCTGGGGCTGGAAGTCACCTTGGTCATGCGCTCCCTGCACGGCAAGGACGGCATCACCGAGGCGCTGGAGCATGTGCGCCGGGCACTGGCCGGCTATGCGCCGCCGGCCTTCGGCAAGCTCGTCCCGATGAGCGATGAGTTCCTCGGCGAGCACGGCGGCGAGTGGCGCTATGCCATCGACTTTGTGACCACCACCACCGTGATCGAGGACGAAGAGCCCGACCTGTCGCCCCGTTCCACCCGGCTCACCTTCTTAGGAGAAAACTCGAATGAACCGCAAGTTCAAGTACCAAGGCCCGACTGATTCGAGCGTCACGCTCAAGGTCGACGGCAAGGACGTGGATGTGGTGCTGTTCCGTGGCTCGACCGTCGAGCTGCCGGAGGACCATGAATACGTCAAAACGCTGATCGCCCTGGGCTACCTGGCGCCGGAGGGCGACACGCCCGCCGTGGCCGATGCCCAGGGTTCCACCACCGCCAAGAAAGGAGCCAAGTAATGGCCGTAAACTTCTTGCACGGCGTCGAAACGATCGTCATCAAGGACGGTCCGCGCCCCGTCAAGCGCGTCAAGTCGGCGGTCACCGGCCTGATCGGGACCGCGCCGACCGGCCCGGTCAACGTGCCGACCCTGGTGCTGGCCGACAAGGATGCGGCGCAGTTCGGCTCCCAGCTGACCGGCTTCACCATTGCCCAGGCCCTCGACGCCAACTTCGACCAGGGACTCCCGACGGCCGGCGTGGTCATCGTGATCAACGTCCTCGACCCCGCCATTCACAAGACGGTCGTGGCCAACGAGCCGGTGACCTTCGATGCGGCCAATGACCGCGCCAAGCTCGCCCATCCCGCCGTGGCCAGCCTGGTACTGAAGAGCAGCGACGGCGCCACGTCCTATGTCGCAGACACGGACTACACCCTGGATGCCGTCACCGGTACGCTGACGCGTCTGACCGGTGGCGCAATTGCCGTGGGCGCCGCTGTCAAAGCCGTCAGCTACGACTACGCCGACCCGACCAAGGTCACGGCAGCCGACATCATCGGCGCCATCGACGCGGCCGGTAAGCGCACCGGCATGCAGGCGCTCCTGGACAGCTTCACCCTGTTCGGCTTCTTCCCCAAGCGCCTGATCGCCCCGGTGTTCTGCACCCTGAACGGCGTGTCCACCGAGATGATCGCGATGGCCAACCGACTGCGGGCACGGGCCTACATCGACGCTCCCATCGGCATCACTCCGGCACAAGCCATCACCGGGCGAGGCCCGGCCGGGGTCATCAACTTCAACACGTCGAGCGCGCGGGCGCGGCTCTTCTATCCGCACGTCAAGGTCTATGACGCCGCGACCAATGCCGACCGTCTGGAGCCGCTCTCGCAGCGCGCCGCCGGCCTGGGCAACGCCATCGACATCGAGAAGGGCTACTGGTGGTCAATGTCCAATCAGGAGATCGCCGGCATCACCGGGGTCGAGCGCACCATCAGCGCCATGATCAATGATCCGAACTGCGAGGCGAATCTGCTCAACGAGGTCGGCATCACCACGGTGTTCAACTCCTTCGGTACCGGCCTGCGCCTGTGGGGCAACCGCTCTGCGGCCTGGCCGAGCGATACGCACCCGTCGAATTTCGAGAACGTACTGGCCGTGGGCGACATCATCGACGAGTCCATCGAGTATTTTTGCCTGCAGTTCATCGACCAGCCGATCACCAACGCCTGGATCGATTCGGTGGCGGAAAGCGTCAATTCCTTCCTGCGCAAGCTGGTCGCCGATGGCGCCATCCTCGACGGCCGCTGCTGGTACGACCCGGCGGACAACGAGACGACCGAGCTGGCTGCCGGTCATGTCACGTTCCGGCGCGACTACATGCCGCCGACCCCGGCCGAACGGATCACCCACAAGACGCGGGTGAACATCGACTACCTCAAGAACCTCGGCAAGAAATAAGGAGGCCCCATGAGCGTCAGCATCAATCGCATCACCAACGCCAACGTCTACCTGGACGGCGGCACCCTCCTGGGCAAGGCCGAGGAGATCAAGCTCCCCGACGTCACGGCCAAGATGACCGAGCACAAGGCCCTGGGCATGGTCGGCACCATCGAACTGCCGTCCGGCTTCGACAAGATGGAGGGCGAGGTCAAGTGGTCGTCGTTCTACAAGGACGTCATGCTCAAGGTGGCCAACCCGTTCAAGTTCGTATCGCTCCAGGTGCGCTGCGACGTGGAAACCTATACGAGTCAGGGCCGTACCGAGGAGAAGCCGCTGGTCACCTTCCTGACCGTCGCTTTCAAGAAGAACCCCGGCGGCACGTTCAAGCAGCACGACAACGCCGAGTTCCCGACCGGCTTCGCCTGCTACTACATCAAGCAGACCCTGGACGGTCAGGACATCGTTGAGTTCGACCCCATGTCGAACATCTACAAGGTGGGCGGCGAGGATCAGCTCGCTAACTACCGAGCCAACGTCGAATAGTGAAAGGACCGAGCAATGACTGAAAACACTCAACAAAAACCGGGCGTACTCAAGGAAATCACGCTGCCCAGCGGCGCCAAGGCCGTCTTCTTCCGGCGCAAGGGCAAGGCCCTGATGAACGCCCAGCGCAAAGCCGATGGCGACTCCTCCAGGATCAGCTTCGCCCTGCTGTCCGAAATCGTCGAGGTGGACGGCAAGCCGTGCCTGATGGAGGATTTCGAGGAGATGGATCTCTTCGACGTGATGCGCCTCTCCGAGGAACTGGGCGAAATGGGAAAGTATGGCCCGACGCCCAAGCTCTGATCCAGATGGCCGAGACCGTCCATACGGGTCTCGACCGGCTGGCCGACATGGACTTGGCTGACCTGGGCTACTGGTGCCAGGAAACCAGGCGGTACCTGGAGGCGAAAGCCGAGGCCATGCAAGCACAGATGCAGCAATGACGACGCCCGCGCAATGCGGGCGTTTTCTTATAAAGCGGATTAATAGCCGGCGCTGGCGTGCCCGGCAACAATCAACGCCACTGATACCACGCGGCGGGACGTGGCTGGCGACGGCGAACCGGCGATAGGCGGCTCTTCATCGGGCGGCAGACAGCCTTCCCAACGGCGAAGGCGAGCGCCAGTCCGAACGCGACGGCCGACACCACGATCGCTCCCACCATCGTGACTCCAAAGGCTGCAGCGACAAGCCAAGCAACCGCAACCGCAAAGGTCGGCGCCAGGAGATACGCGATACCAAGTTTGAACAAGGTGCCCATGGAAGGAGTATAGCAATGCTCGGCAGCATGATGACGATTGGGCTGATGCTCAAAGCACACGACCAGATGTCGTCCATCGTGGCTTACGCATCGAGCAGGAGCCTCGCCAGCCTCGGGCAGGTGCAGGAGAAAATGAAGAAGCTCTCCGACCAGGCCGAGCAATTCGGCCGGGCAACGCTGGCCAGCGGCATGATCGCGTCCGGTTCGGTGGCCAAGCCCCTGCAGGCGTTCGCCCAGTTGGAGGATGCGACGGTCAGTCTCAAGGTGGCCATGATGGATGGCCTGGGCCGCGTGCCTTCCCAATTTGAGGCGATCAACAAACAGGCCATCGAACTGGGCAACCTCCTGCCGGGCACCACGGCCGATTTCATCGGTGCCGCCCGAGCCCTCATCGAACAGGGCACCGGCTTCGATACCATCCTCAACGGCGGCCTCAAATCGGCGTCCCACCTGTCCGTGCTGCTCAAGATGCCGGCCAATGAGGCGGCTGAGATGGTGGCCAAGCTGCGGGAAGCGTATGGCCTGGCCGACAACGAACTGGAGAAGATGGCTGACCTCACGCAGCGGGCGCGGTTCGCCTTCGGCATGACACCGCAGGACATCAAGATCGCCTCCAGCTATTCCGGCGCCACGCAGAACATCCTCGGCCTGAAGGGACTGGAGAACGCCAAGAAGCTGATGGCGCTCCAGGGCCTCGGGGCCGGCGTATCACTGGAGGGCAGTTCCTGGGGCACCAACTTCGCCATGCTGCTCAACCGCACCGCCGAACTGAAGGACAAGCTGGCCAAGACTTCCAAGGAAATGAAGGCGGTCAATGCGGACCTCAAGCAGTACGGCATCAACCTGGAGTTCTTCGACGACAAGGGGAGCTTCATGGGGATCGACAACCTGGTCAAGCAGCTGGAGAAGACCAAGGTGATGAGCACCCAGGATCAGCTCAACCTGTTCAAGCGGCTTTTCGGAGCCGAGGCGGGACGACCTGCGGCCATCATTGCCGAGAAGGGGCTAGCCGGCTACCAGGAAGCGATCCAGAAGATGGAGCAGCAGGCCGACCTGCAGCAGCGGATCGAGCTCTCCCTTTCCACCATCAAGAACAAGTGGGAAGCCCTCACGGGCACCATGACCAACGCCCTGGCGGCGGTCGGCGAGCCGATTGCCAACTTGCTCGGCCCGGTCATCGTCGGTTTCAACGATTTCGTCGGCGGCCCGTTGATGAACTGGATCGGCGCGCACCAGCGCTTGGTGGGCGTGATCGGTACGTCGGTTCTCGTGGTCGGGCTACTGGCCGTTTTCTTGGGCGCCTTGGGCTTGGTGGCGGGCACCACAGGGAAGTTCATCTCGGGCGGCGTAGATGCGATCCAGGGCATGGCGTCCGCGTCCCGGTTGGCCATTGCCTGGCTTGCGGCCCATCGTCTGGAGATTCTTCGCCTCGTGGGGGTACAGCGGGCGCAGATCGCTCTGTCCAGCCTGCAGAACACCATCGCCTACCGAGGCGGTCTGTGGCAAGCCCTTCAGTACGCGCTCATGACGACCCGTTACCGCATGCTCGAGCTGGCCGGTGCGACACGGGCCTGGATCGTGACGATGTCCGGACAACTGATGGCCGGCATCGGCCGCTCCGTGGCGGCCATGCGGACATGGGCCGTGGCGTCGATGGCTTGGGTGCGCACCAACCTGCTCACTGTCGCCGGGCTGCGCGGCCTGGCGGCATCCTTCGCCGGCTCCCTGGTCACTGGGATCAAGGGCGCCATCGTGGCCATGCGGGCGTTTTCCCTGGCGTTGCTGACCAGCCCGATCGGCTGGATCATCGCTCTGGTGGCCGGCGCCGCCTTCCTGATTTTCAAATACTGGAAACCGATTGCAGCCTTCTTCTCCGGCATGTGGTCCGGGATCAAGGCCGGACTGGGGCCGCTGACCCCGGCCTTCCGCCAGTTTGCCACGCTGGCTGCGGCGGCGTTTTCGCCGATCGTCGCGCCGCTGTGGGCCGTCTGGAACTGGCTGTCGCGAGTCTTTGGCCAGATCGAGGACACCGGCGGCGCTGCCCGCAGCATGGGCATTGCAGTCGGCCAGGGGATTGCCCGCGCCATCCTGTGGACAGGTCGCCTCGTGAAGACGATCTTCGAACTGCCGGGCAAGTTCTTCGACGCGGGCGTGGCCATCGTGCAGGGCTTGTGGCGGGGTATCGAGTCGATAGCCAGCAAGCCGGTCGAGACCATCAAGAAGATCGGCGCCGACATCGCCGGGGCATTCAAAGGGCTGCTCGGCATTCACTCGCCTTCCCGTGTCTTCATGGGGTTTGGCGACAACATCGGCCAGGGCGCGGCGATCGGCATCGAATCGAGCCTGCCCAGGGTGCAGAAGGCCGTGGGCGGCCTGGCCGGCACCGCGCTGGGGGGCGCCCGTACCGTACCGATGCCGGTGGGTCCGGTGCGCATGCCGTCCGCAGCCGGCGGTCAGGGCACGGCAGCTGGAGCCGTCACGGTCCATTTCAGCCCGGTCATTCAGGTGTCGGGCGGCGGTGACGTCGGCGGTCAGGTGACAACTGCGCTGGCTGACGGCTACCGCGAGTTCGAGGCCAACATGCGGCGCTTCATGGCCGAGCAACAGCGGAGGGCTTTCTGATGCAATTCGCACTCCTGGGCGAGATTCAGTTCGAGCTCATTACCTATTTCGACGGTCTGGAAGGTCGCTTCGGCTCCGACTATGCCGAGCACGCGCTCATCGAGGGAAAGCCCCGCATCCAGTGGATCGGGGACAAGCTGGACGAATGGACGCTCAAGCTGAAGTTCCACCAGCTCTACTGCGATCCCGAGCTGGAGGTTGCCCGCCTGCAGGACGCGCTGGAGCTGCACGAACCCTTGCCGTTCGTGCTGGCAACCGGGGAATACAAGGGCGAGTTCGTCGTTACCGAGATTTCGGTCACATCGGAGCAGACGGACCTGGTCGGCACGCTGGTATCGGTCGAGGCGAGCGTCTCCCTCAAGGAGCACGTCCCGCCGCCGGGCGTCGGGCGCGTCAGCTTCGAGACGCCGGCCGTGCAGGTGACGGGCAAGCCATCCTCACCGCAGGTGGAAAACGTAAGCGCCGGCGGAGCGAACGCTAAGGCGCCGCTCACCGAAGCGCGCCAGTCGCTTGGGCAAGCCGTGGGCGTCGCGATGACTGCCACGAGCGCGTTTCGGGCAGTGACCGAGACCATTGCGGCCGCCAGGCAACTGACAGGAACTCCTCAAGCGGCCATGAACCGACTCGGAATGGCCGGGCCTCAGCTCGCCTCCGTTGGGGGTAGTGCCGACATTCTGTGCGGACTGTTGCCCTCGGTGCGTACCGTGACGCCCGGTGCAGTGCCCGTGATGACCAGCTCCCGTACCGTTGCAAACGAGGCCAGAAACGCCCAGACGCAACTGGCAGGTCTGGCGCCGGAACTCCTGCCCGATTGCCTCAATGCCCTGGACGGCAATATGGCCGTCATCGGGCGCAACCTGGAATGGATTGGCCCGGCATTGACACGCCTGGCGGCGCAGGTTGCCGTGCGTAGTGAGCCGGAGGGAATCATCGTATGAACGTGATCCGACACATCACCAAGGACGGCGAGCGCTGGGACGTGCTGTCCTGGCGTTACTACGGTTCGGCGACCGACTACGAGCGCATCATCGCCGCCAACCCCGGCGTGCCGCGCTCCCCGGTGCTGCGCGGCGGTATCGAGCTGCTGATTCCGGTGGTCGAGAAATCCGAAGTCATCGCCACAGAGGAGCTGCCGCCGTGGGAGCGTTAAATCAGGTCATGCATTCCACCTGGGAAGTGATCATGAACGGCCGGAATGTCACGGCAGATCTGACACCGTATCTGCTGTCGGTCAGCTACACGGACTTTGTCGAGGGCGAGGCCGACACGCTGGACATCCGTCTGGAGGATGCCGAAGGGAAGTTTCGCGGAAGCTGGTATCCGATCAAGGGCTACACCATCAGCCTCAAGTTCGGCTATGCGGGCGAGCCGATGCGGGACTGCGGCGCCTTCGAAATCGACGAGATCGAGGGCGAAGGCCCACCCGACGTCATCGTGATCCGCGCCATCGCGGCCGGCGTGAAGCATCCCTACCGTACGCATCAGGGCAAGGCTTACGAGGCCACGACGCTGGCCGCCATCGCCCAGCGCGTGGCCCGCCGTCTCAAGCTGCAGCTGGTGGGGAAGATCGAGCCGATCACGATTCGGCGGGTGACGCAAATCCACGAGAACGATCTGACCTTCATGCGCCGCCTGGCCGGAGAATACGGCTACGCCTTCAGCATCAAGGGCAGCAAGATGGTCTTCTACAAGCGCAGCGAGCTGCGAAATAGCCAGGCAACCTTGGTGCTGTCGCGTGGCGACCTGACCCGCTACCACGTCAAAGACAAGATCATGGGCGTGGTGCGCGAGGCGCAGGTGTCCTATCACGACGCCAAGACGAAGCGGCTCAAGCACTACAAGGTGCAAGACACCGACCGGGCCGGGAAGGAGAGCGCCAGCGAGGATCGGCTGAAGCTCAATGTCCGGGTCGAGTCCGAGGAACAGGCGAAGGCCAAGGCAAAGGCCGCCCTCGAGGAGGCCAATATCGACGCGACTCAGCTGGAACTGACGCTGTCCGGCAATCCCAAGCTGGTGGCAGGAATCAACTTCTATCTCGAAGGCATGGGCAAGTTCGGCGGTACCTACCATGTGGTGCGCAGCCGCCATGACATGGATCGCGGCGGCGGCTACCGCACCGAGCTCGAGGCCAAGCGTGTCACCGAAACGCAGCTGGGAGCATCCAATGGCTAAGTACACGGGCGGGGTGTCGTACAAGGAAGGCATCGTCAAGGTCGCCAAGCCTGGCTTTGCCCGTGTCCAGTTTCCCGACCTGGACGGGCTGCTTTCCGATTGGTTGCCACTGGTCGCCAAGAAAACCCTCAAGGACAAGGAATGCCTGACGCTCGACGTCGGCGAACATGTGGGCTGCATTCTGGACGATAATTTCGAGGCCGGGTGCGTCCTGGGCGCTTTCTATTCGGATGCCGACAAGGCCCCGGTGGAAAGCCCGGACAAGGTGCATTTCAGCTTCTTCGACGGGGGGCTGTTCGAGTACGACCGGAGCAGCGGCACCCTGACCATCGTTACCACCGGGCCGGTCAACGTCACGGCCGGCGGGCCGGTCACGGTCACGGCCCCGAGGGTTACCCTCGATACGCCGGAGACGATTTGCACCGGCGACCTACTGGTGAAGAAGAAACTGACCTACCAGGGCGGCATGGCCGGGTCCGGCGGTAGCGGCGCGACGGCCGTCATCGACGGCAACGTCAAGGTGAATGGCGACGTCGGTGCGACCGGCAGCGTTATGGACGGCGGCGGTAACTCGAACCACCACGCCCACTGAGTACGGCCCCAAGCTTTAAATCCCTTTAATATCCTCGCGGTTCGGTGGCCGGCATCCTAGTCGGCATGGGCACCGACCGCATCCCGCATCTTGACTGGCAGCCGGAACTAGGCACCGACGACATCGTCGGTGGCCTGGACGACATTGACCAGTGCGTCCGTACCATCCTGCTGACGCCGAAGGGAAGCGACCCGCACAACCCGCCCTTCGGTTCCAACATCCACCTGTACATCGACTGGCCGCAGAACCGCGTCACGCCCCATCTGGTGCGTGAGGCAGTTCTTTCCATTCGGGATTGGGAACCGCGGATCAACGATGTCCAGGTGAAGGTTTCGCACGCCTTGGCAGCTGTCGAACTGATCGTCGAGTGGACGCCGGTCAGCGGTGGTACGCGCAGGACGACTTCGGTGAGGTTCGACAAATGAGCGACCTGCCGAAACCCAGCTTCATCGACCGCGACCCACAGGTGGTGATCGCCGAGATGGTCGCGCAGTACGAGGCCATGACCGGCAAGGCGCTGTATCCGGCGCAAGTGGACCGGTTGCTGATCGATCTCGTCTCCTACCGCGAGAGCCTGGTGCGGATCGGCATCCAGGAGGCGGCCGAACAGAATCTGGTGGCCTTCGCCCGCGCTCCCATGCTCGACTACCTCGGCGAGCTGCTCGGTGTCTTCCGCCTGCCCGCCCAACCGGCCCGCACCACGATACGCCTGAACTTCATGGAGCCAGCCGCCGTCGCCTTTCAGATTCCGGTCGGGGCGCGGGTCGAGACGACCGGCGGAATCCAGTTCCAGAGCGAGAAGGCCGTGGACGTGGCCATCGGCACTACATCCGCCGAGTTCGTGGTGGCAGCGGTCGAGTCCGGCAACGCCGCCAACGGCTACTTGGCGGGCCAGGTGTCCGTCCTGGTCGATGAGCTGCCTGTGGTGATCGACCAGCTGGAAAACCTGTCTGTCACCCGTGGCGGCATGGACGCCGAGGACGATGAGCGGCTGCGTGCCCGCATCAAACTGGCGCCGGAAGCCTTCTCCTGGGGTTCGATCAACCGCTACCGTCTGGCCGCGATGACGGCTGCCGGCGACGCCGTCGATGTGCAGGTGTTTTCCCCGCGTCCGGACGGTACCGTGCAGGTGGTGGTGCTGGGGCGCGACGGCGCCCCCCCGGTCGAAACCATCCAGCGCGTCCAGACGGCCCTGACTGACAGCAAGGCCCGCATGATGAACGACCGGATCGAGGCCGTTGCAGCGCAGGCGGTGGACTACGCCATCCGCCTGGAAGTCGACGTTCTGGCATCACGCGTCCCGGACTTAGTCTGCCAGATCGCCCGTGAGCGCTGTCTGGTCTTTGCCGCGAACCTATCCCGCCGCCTGGGGGGCGACATCGTTCCGGCGCAGATCAAGACGTCGTTGCACGACATCGACGGCCTGTACGACGTGCGCGTCCTGGAGCCGGCCGCCAAGCGGGTACTGTCCCTGTCCGAGTGGCCACGCTGCACCGGGGTAACCGTGTCCCCGGGAAGGTTGGTGGACGATGTCTGACCTATTGGTCCCGCCGCTGGCCGTGGACGATCGCAGCCGGGCGATAGACGCTCTGGCGGCACGGATGACCGGCCTCGATCTGACGCCGATCCTGGTGTATCTGATCGATCTGGTGCCAGCCGACGCACTTCCGATCCTCGCCGAGCAGTTCAACGTGGTCGGCCCCCTGTGGGCCTATTTGCCCGATGAGGCGGCCAAGCGCCGGGCGATCAAGGAATCCGTGGCGTGGCACCGGGCAAAGGGCACGCCCTGGTCGGTCGAGACGGCGCTGTCCTGGGCTGGCCACGTGGCCAAGGTCGAAGATACGACCGGCTCGGCAAACCGCTGGGCCGAGTACCAGCTGGAGCTGGGCACTCCGGTCACCGCCGACGCCCTGCAGGCGGTCCTGGAGCTAGCCCGCTTCGCTGCGCCGGCCCGCTCGCACCTGGTGCGCCTGTACGGCGGCTACGACCGGCGCGTCCTGCATGCCTCGACCGGCGACTGCTGGTCGGATGCGTTTCTCTCCGACGACTCCGGCGTATGGATCGACGGCGTGAAGCTGAGTTTCGGGCGCAGCCTGCTGCTCGCCGCGGCGCGTCCGGACACGCCCGCCGTGCTGCGGCTGCATCGCCTGCACGCCCTGCGCGCGCTCTACCCGGACATTCTGCGCTGGGGCACGTTCGCCTTCGGCGATGAGCCGGTGCGCAACCATCCGGTCATGCACGGCCGGCTCGTCGGCCTGGGCAACCGCCTGGCCTTGCTCGACCCGGTGTCGCTGACCGGGCGCTGGCGCATGGCGCGCGCCGCCGTGCCGCTGTCCGAGGACGCGCTTCTCGGCGAACCGAACACCCGCTTTGGCGGCACCACCGAGACGTCGGTCAACCGCTTCTTCTGGTCGGACCCCGGCTCGATGCTCTCGGCCTTCGACCCCGGCCGTATCCGCACGCCGATCGACGAAGTGTTCGTTGCCACGCACCGCTTGGTCGGGGTCGCCGGACAGCCCGTGCGCGCGGCCGTGAGCCGCCACGCGCTGCACGCCAGCGGCGTCGACTGGCGTGGCCCGGTGCGTCTCGACGGCACCTTGCGCTGGTCCGACGCACCGCTCACCGAGACGACGGGCGCGCTGACCGTCACCCGGCAGCATGCCGGCCACACCGTCGGCATCGGCGAGCGCGCTGGCCGCTACGGCTGGTCGGGCGGCTGGGACAACCGCCGCTGGGGCGGCGACCTCGCGCTGAACCATCAGACACTGACTTCATAGGAGACGCACATGGCAACCTTGACCCACAGCGGCCGTGCCGCGCTGGCCGCCGCGCTCGCCGCGCAGACCCTGCACTTCGCCTGGGGCAGCGGCGATCCTGCCTGGGACAGCGTCCCGGTTCCCGAATCGGTCGCCGCGACCGCGCTCGAGCACGAGATCGGCCGGCGCCTCATCACCCAGGTGCAGTTCGTCACCGAGGATCCGGCCGGCGAGATCATCGTTCCGACCGGCCGCTATTCCGTCTCGGCGACGCCGACCCGGCATCTGCTGATCCGCGTCGCGTACGACTTCGGCGACGCGCCGGCTTCGGTGATCCGCGAAGTCGCGCTATTCGCCGGCACCCAGGTGCAGGCCGGCTTGCCGGCCGGGCAGCGCTACTTCGAACCGGCGCAGATCGTCGCGCCCGGCACGCTGGTCGCCATCGAGCGCATCACGCCGTCGATTCCCCGCTCGCCGGCCACCCGCGAGACCTTCGAACACGTCATTTCCCTGTAAGGACTGCCCATGCCTACCCTACCTGACGGTTACTTCAACCGATTCGATGCGGCCAAGAAGTTCGACGCGCACCTCTTTCGCGCTGGCTTCGCAGTGCAATCGGCCGAGTTCAACGAAGTCCAGTCGCATTTCGCCAACCGCATCCAGGGCGTCGCCGACGCGCTGTTCCGCGACGGCGACGTGATCCGCGACGCGCGCGTCGTCATCGACGCCAACACCGGCGCGACCACGTGCGAAGCCGGCGCCGTCTATCTCAAGGGCGCCGTACGCGGCGTCGCGCCCAAGGCGATCAACGTGCCGATCGTCGGCGTGATCGCCATCGGCCTCTACCTGCAGGAAACGGTCGTCACCGAACTCGAAGACCCCAGCCTGCGCGACCCGGCACTCGGCACGCGCAACTATCAGGAACCGGGCGCCGCGCGCCTGCGCGTCGAAGCGGTGTGGGGCTACGCCGGCGACGGTACGAGCGGCGAGTTCTTCCCGATCTACCAGGTCGAGAACGGCGTGCTGCGCGCCAAGGAAGCGCCGCCCAACCTCGACGGTGTGACGCAGGCGCTCGCCCGCTACGACCGCGACAGCTCCGGCGGCTCGTACGTCGTCTCCGGCCTCACCGTTGCAACGGCGGCCGACCTCGGTACCGGCGAGCAGGTCTATACCGTCAGCGAGGGGCGCGCCCGCGTCAACGGCTACGGCGTCGAGCTGACCACCAGCCGGCGTCTCGTCTATGCCGCCGCCGCGGATCTGCGCGCCATCGACTCCGAGCCGCACACCAGCACCACGGCCGACGCGCAGCGCATCAACCTTGACCGCACCCCGGTCGCCGCCATCAGCCAGGTGCGCATCACCAAGGAAATCACCGTCACGCTGACGCACGGCGGCTATACCGGCGCGCAGGACCCGCTGCCCGACACGTCGGTGATCAGCGTCCTCGAGGTCAAGCAGTCGAGCACCACGTTTGTTGCCGGCACCGACTACAAGCTCACTGCCGGCAAGGTGGACTGGAGCCTGGCCGGCGCCGAGCCGGCGCCCGGCAGTACCTACACGGTCAAGTATCAGTGCATCGCGACCGTCGCGCCGACCGCCGTCGACGCCACCGGCTGCACGGTGACCGGCGCCGTCGTCGGTTCGCTGGTGCTGGTCAATTACACCCAGCAGCTTCCGCGCATCGATCGCCTGGCGCTCTCCAACGAGGGCGAGCTCATCTGGATCAAGGGCGTCGCCGCCGACTGGAACCCGCAGGCGCCGGCCGTGCCCTCCAACCTGCTGCCGCTTGCCACCGTCGAGCAGACCTGGACGTCGAGCCGCACGGTGACCAACGACGGCGTGCGCGTGGTGCCGATGGCCGAACTGTCGACCATTCAGACCAAGCTCGACCGCGTGGCCGAGCTGATCGCGCAGCAGCGCCTCACCTCGGACGCGCAGCTGCGCGAGTCGGGCACCAAGAAGGGCGTCTTCGTCGATGCCTTCCTCTCCGACGACATGCGCGACGCCGGCAGCGCGCAGAACGCGGCGATCGTCGCCGGCGAGCTCACGCTGCCGATCGCCGCCAGTGTGGCGAACGTCCCGCACGACGTGGCGGCGCGCACCAGTCTCGCGTTCAGCCTCACGCCGGTGCTCGAGCAGACGATGCGTACCGGCAGCATGAAGGTCAATCCGTACCAGGCTTTCGACCCGATCCCGGCCGCTGTGACGCTCACCCCGGCGCTCGATCGCTGGACCGAGGTGCGGACCACCTGGGCGAGCGCGATCACGCAACGCCTGACGGTCGGCAGCGGCGTCGTCTCGTCGATCAGCCAGAGCACGTCGGATGTGCTGCTATCGAGCAGCCGGCGCGCGATCGAGAACCTGCGGACCATCGACGTGCATTTCTCGGTGTCCGGTTTCGGCCCCAACGAAGCGCTGCAGAGCCTCACCTTCGACGGCATCAGTGTGACGCCGGTCGCTGCCATCTAAGGAGAAAGACGCATGACTCTCAATGCCAACAGCGCCGGTCAGCTCACCGGCCAGTTCACCATTCCGGCCAACGTCCCGGCAGGAGCCAAGCGCGTCGAGTTCGTCGGTGCCGGCGGCAGCCGCGGCGAAGCGGTGTTCATCGGCCAGGGCGACCTGCAGACCGACATCCGTCAGCAGATCACCCGGGTCACTGAGACTCGCTACGACCCGCTGGCGCAGACCTTCTCACTCACCAGCGACACGCCGGTCGGCGGCATCGATCTTTGGTTCACCGCCAAGGGCAGCAGCACGGTCGTCGTGCAGATCCGCGAAACCTCGGTCGGCGTGCCCAACAAGGTCGTACTGGCCGAAGCGCGCCTGCAGCCGGCGGCGATCGTGACGATCGGGCATACCCGTTTCCAGTTCGACGCGCCGGTGCAACTGCTCGCCGACGTCGAGTACGCGCTGATCGTGCTGTGCGACGATGCCGACACGGCGCTGGCCATCGCCGAGCTGGGCAAGTGGGACAACACCGCCGGCCGCTGGGTGACCAGCCAGCCGTACCAGGTCGGCGTGCTGCTGTCCTCGAGCAACGCCAGCACCTGGACGGCGCACCAAGACAAGGACATGGCCTTTCGGCTGCTCGCCGCCAACTACACCGAAGCGAGCCGTAACCTGGCCCTCGGGCAAGTCGCCGTCGCCGCCGCGACCGACCTGATGCTGCTCGCACTCGCCGACAGCCCGACCGCCGCCGCGCGCGTCGAGTACAGCCTGGGGCTGCCCGACGGCAGTTCGGTGAAGGTCGCCGACGCGCAGCCGGTGCGCCTGCCGAGCGCGGTGACCGGTCAGGTATCGGTCGCTGCCCACCTGCTCGGCAGTCAGGCCGCCTCGCCGGTGCTCTTCCCCGGCGTGCAGCTGGTGAGCGGCCAGGTCTCGGAAACGGCCGAGTACATCAGCCGCGCGATTCCGGCCGGCAACGCGTCGCGTGTGCGAGTGATCTTCGAAGCCTTGATCCCGGCCGGCGCCAGTGTCGCCGTGGCGGCGTCCGGCGTCGATGCCGGCGACGCCTGGCAGGCGGTGGCGTACAAGAGTGCCACGGCGATGGGCGACGGCTGGATGGAGATGGCGCACGAACTCGCGTCGATCAGCGAGGCGATGGTCAAGGTCAAGCTGACCTTGGGCGGCAACAGCGCCGCCCGGCCGCGCGTGCGCAACCTGCGCGTCATCGTGCTGTAAGGGGTAGGCCATGCCCGAGGTGCTCACCCCGCACTTGAGCCTGCCGCTGCCGCACCCGTCCCATAGCCTCGACGCGGACGTGCTGCGCATCCGCGACGCCTTCACGGCGATCGACCAGAAGATTGCCGCACTCGACACGCTGCTTTCGAGCGACGACCTCACGCTCGACACGCTGCAGGAGCTGGTGACCGCGATCAAGTCTGCGCGCGGTGAGATAGGCGTGCTCAAGGAGGTCGTCGATGAGCAGGTCGCGTCGATGCTCGGTTCCGTCAATGCACGGTTCTCGGCTCTCGACGGAACGATCGTATCGCATGCCGCCGCGCTGGAGGCGAAACAAGAGCGGCTGGTATCCGGCGACAGCATCAAGACGATTGGCGGCGCATCGATTCTCGGCGACGGCGATTTGTGCGTCACGCATGGACTCAACTTTCTGACAGGAGTCATCTGAATGGCATCTAGCCCGCAATACGCCGGAGTCCCGAATCTGGGGATGGCGCAAGTCAGCGCGGCCAACGTTAACCGCGACGGCACCGGCGACTTGGTTACGGTCTTTACCGCCGGCGCGAACGGCTCTCGTGTCGAGAGCGTGCAGGTCAAAGCGATCGGCGCGACAACGCCCGGCATGGTGCGCCTCTTTGTCTGCGACGAGACGGCAGCACGCTTGCTGACCGAGATCCCCGTGACTCAGAACGCGGTCAGCGGTTCGGTCGCCTCGTTTGAGGATGGTCGGCAACTTGAGCTGGTGATTCCGTCCGGCTTCAAGCTGAAGGCGTCCACGCACAACGCCGAGGCGTTCAATGTCCTGGCGTTCGGGGGGAACTTCTGATGAGCAACTTCGGAACGTTCGGCTTCCCGAAGAAGAAACGGCGCGAGAGCTCCGTCATCGAAGAGGGGGTTGTCGACCTGATCGCCTCATGTTCGATCAACGCCGGGGACGTCGTTTGCCTTGGACCTGACGGGCCGAAACCTCTTTACGTGCCGCCGCAGAAGTCGATCAGCATCCCGTACTACCCTGGGTTGGTGACCCTCATTTCGTCCGTCGCCGGGAACTATCTCTCCATCGCTCCCTTGCCGGATGGCGGTTTTGCGGTCGTTTCCAGTGGAAACGACGGCTACACGTACTTCTCGCGATACAACTCGGCGGGTGGTGTTCTGGTAGTGCCCTTCATTCTCCTGTCCGGTTCTTGTACCTACGTTTCCATCACTACGCTGTTCGGCGGCGACCTTGTTGTTGCGTATCGCGACGGCAGCACCGGGGGGCTGATGTTCGCCCGGCTCGATGCGTCGGGTGTCCAGCAAGGATCAAGGGTTACGGTCGACGTTTCGTTGGGGGCGTATGCGTCCGTCGGCGCGCTGGCGAATGGAGGATTCGTCATTGCGTATCGGGGCGCCAACAACTATCCGACGTTCGCCCTTTACAGTTCGGCGGGTGTTCTGCAAGGGGCGATCACGGCGGTTGCTTCTGAGACGTGTGTGTACACCGCTGTCGCCGGATTGACCAACGGCGGCTTCGTTGTGACGTACCGGGGCAATAGTGGGTCCCAGTTCCTCGCGCGCTACGACGCGGCAGGGGCTTTGCAAGGGGCTATCAGCGCGGTTTCGACAGCGGCGGGCGCGTTCTCGGCGATGGGGGCGACACCTGACGGTGGCTTCGTCCTCGTTTACGGCGATGCCAACGCCTACCCGGTGTTCGCTCGCTACAACGCGGCCGGTGTTATGCAAGGCGCGATCACCACGATAGCGCCCGTTGCTGGCGACGGGGCGTCCGTCGCCGTGATGCCGGACGGTGGATTTGTCATCGTGTACAGTAGGTCGAGCGGCTATCAGTATCTCGCGCGGTACGACGCGACCGGGGTCCTGCAAGGGGCGATCGTCACGGTGGTTGCCTCGGTTGGCGGCTACGTCGACATTGCAGTGTTGTCTGGCGGAGAAATCGTGACCACCTGTCGACAGAACAGTTCGTACCCCTGCTTCGTGGTGTTTGCTCAGAGGACCTTCTCGCATTTTTCTTCGCCGCAGTTTGACACTCCCGGCACGTTATCCGGGCTGCTGGGAGCAGCGACTGCGGTTAACACGACGGCGACAACACCCTGCTTTGTTGTTGCGCTTGCGGACGGCGGTTTCGTCGCTGCGTACCGGGAATCGACCAACAGTAATCCGACGTTCGCTCTATACAACGCGGCCGGGGTTATTCAGAAGTCGATTACGTCGCTGTCGAGCAGTTCGAGTAGCAGCTTCTTGGTCATTGCGTTGGCGGATGGTGGGTTCGTCATTGTCTACTCCAGTACGAGCTCGGGCTACCCCTTTTTCGCGCGGTACGACGCGACCGGGGTCCTGCAAGGATTGGCGACGGTTGTCGAGTCCACGGCTTCGACGTACATCGCAGCCGCCCCATTACGGGATGGTGGTTTCGTTGTCTGCTATTCGTCCAACAGCTTTCCGACGTTCGCGATATACAACGCGTCTGCAGTTCGGCAATCCGGCGCTACGGTAACAACGCTGTCCAGCACCTACGGCTCTGTTGCCGTGTTGCCTGACGGTGGGTTCGTATTCGCCTACTGCGATGCCACCAACTATCCGACGTTCGCCCGCTACAGCGCGACCGGGGTCCTGCAAGGGGCGATCACCACGGTAGCGAAGGGGGCCAGCAACAGCACGACGGTTGTGGCGCTCGAATACGGGGGGTTCGTCGTTGCATATCGCGATACCGTCACTGGATTCGCGATGTTCGCGCGATACAACTCGGCGGGCGTGCTGCAAGGATCGGTGACGCAGGGGCCGGCCAACGGAACACTATTGTCTGCAGCAGCGCTAAAGGACGGTGGATTTGTCATCGTGTTTCGTGGCCTCGGCGGATGTCTTGCTTTCGCACGATACGGCGTGATGGGAGATTTGAGAGGCGTGACGACGACTGAGGTTCTTGGTGACACGGGCATCTCCGCTTCTGTGTTGGAAGATGGCAGCCTAGTCTGTGGGTTCAAAGATAGTAACAGTCACCCAGCGTTCGCTCGATTCGGCTTGCAGGGGCCGATCTTCGGCGTGGCGTTGGAGTCATGCCTTGCCGGAAGCCACTTCAGGTTGCGTTTTGGCGGGCCGAACAATCAGCCCGCCGGCGAGCGGTTGTCGTTCAAGAAACCTGGTGCGGCGGTCAATTTCGACCACCGTTCGATCGGTGGTGTTGCCGGGGTCGTTTACGGCGACACGTGCCTCTTGAAAGGATTGGCATGAATCTCTACGACAAGTCCGGCGCTGTGGTTGCCCAAGGTGAAGACATCTACTATTCGCATGAGCTGCGCGGCTGGGTGTCTCCCGGCGCTTGGCTGGTTTGCGATCCTGGTCAGTCCCTGACGACGGCGAGCAAGGTGGTTGGGCCGATCGCATTCCAACTGCTCTTCACGGCACAGGAGCGCGTCAAAGCCAAGGAACTGCGCGCGGCAGACCCCTTCCTTGACGACTTCTGGCGGATTCTCGACGATCCTCGTACCGATATGGTCGATTTGTCGCTGGCCTCGACGCAGGAGGCCGTTGAGTACACGCTGACAGCGGTCAAGGCGGCGGGTGTCGTGGTAGACGTCGCGGCGCGCAAGGCGGAGATGCTGACGGGCAGGGTTCGCTGATGGCCTGGCGCTACCTTCTCGGCGCACGCTTCGAGCTGCTCGCTCCGGAGCTCGTCTCGATCGCCTTCGCCAACCGCTGGCTGGAAATCAGGCATTGCCGGCTGGCGATCGCGCCCGGTTACGCCTGGGACGGCTGCAGCCCTGCCGCGCGACTGCCCGGCGGGATCTGGATCGGCACGCCGGATGGGCCGCTGGCGGCCGATGGTCGGCCGGTGGCGTGGCGCGCGTCGATGGTCCATGACGCGCTGTGCCAGTTCCGTCCGGACATCGCCGGCCTGGCAAAATCGGCGACGGTCGATCTCTTCCGGCGCATGTTGATCGAGGACGGTGCGCCGGGCTGGATGTGCGCGCTGTATCCGGCGGCTGTGTGGCACTTTGGGCCACAGGAGTGGGGCGGGCTCAATAGCCAGAAGGTACCCAACAAACGCTTTGAGAAGACGGGAACAACGGCGCTATAGCGTTTGAGGAAGAGAAGACGGCGACCGGAAGAGTGTTGGAGCACCCGCCCGGCCAGCTGACCCGCAGAACACACCTGCAAGTCACCCCAAGGCCGCCTACCGTAGCTACGGTTCGGCAAGTCTACCGGGGTGTTTCATATTTCGGAAGAGTCTTGCAGATGATAGAAGCAACCGCAGCACCCATCGTGCCCTGGATCGGCGGCAAGCGCCGCTTGGCCAAGCACATTCTCCCTTTGTTTCCCGAGCACACCTGCTACGTGGAGCCGTTCTGCGGGGCGGCCGCACTTTACTTCCTCAAGGCCCCGGCCAAGGTGGAGGTGATCAACGACGTCAACGGGGAACTTGTCAATCTGTACCGGATTGTCCGCCATCACCTTGAGGAGTTCGTCCGGCAGTTCAAGTGGGCGTTGTCCAGCCGGCAAATCTTCAAGTGGTTGCAGATCACACCCGAGGAGACGCTGACGGATATCCAGCGGGCGGCCCGTTTCTTTTTCCTCCAGAAGATGGCTTTCGGCGGCAAGGTCGATGGCCAGACGTTCGGCACCTCGACCACCTCGGCGCCCAAGCTCAATCTGCTGCGTCTGGAGGAAGATCTGTCGGCCGCCCACCTTCGTCTCTCGCGCACCTACATCGAGAACCTGGACTGGTCTGCCTGCATCCAGAAGTACGACCGCGAGCACAGCCTGATCTACTGCGACCCGCCCTACTGGGGTACCGAGGGCTACGGTTTCGATTTCGGGCTGCACCAGTATCAGCGCATGGCCGAGTTGGCCAGGACGGTAAAGGGCAGGATGATCATCTCGGTCAATGACATTCCCGAGATGCGCCGGGCGTTCGCCGGTTTGACCATTGAGCGTGTGGATATCAACTACACCGTGGGCGGCGCTGGCCGATCGAAGGCCCGGTCTGGCGAGTTGATCATTCGGAACTGGTAAATACAGAAAGGGGCCGACAGGCCCCTTTCTGTGCAATTCGCTTTCAATCCATGAAACAATCAGCGGATGCCATTTATCTCACAGAAGTCGTCGCAATTATCGCGGCGCGCTTCA